TCTATGCTGTTGTGCCATTCTTATTATAAATAGAAAAAACCCAATTTTCTTCTACTATAATAAACAAAAAAGATTTTAATATGTAGTCGTTGTTAATGTTTTAAACCTAACTCTGATGTCCGTATTCGGGAATCTAATTTGATATATTTGATTTGACTTCATGAAAATAGTCGAATCAATTTGTTGTATTTCTTTTGTTACTGAATTGGCATAAGTTTGTGAAACCTCCGATGATGAGTACTGACCACCTATCTGATTATAAACTTTGATTTCGGTAACATTGACAACACCGTTAATTTGTCCAACAGTTCTCATTAAATCGCCAACAAAAAGAGGGTCTCCCATTTTTCTTTTTGAAATGTCAAAATATGATGTAACTCCGCTGATAATAGCGCGCATTACGTCTGTTGAATTTTCATTTTTGTCAATTGTTACACTGACGTCTAACGATAAATCAATAACTTCACCAGATAAAATGTCAATGTAATCGTTAATCATTCGGTAATCTGAAATGTATTCTAAAATGTTGTTTTTCAGTGTATTAGATACTGTGTCAGCTAAATTTCCACTAGCATCGTAAGATAATAATTTAATTTTAATTTTATTATCTTCTTCCATAACACTAACCTTAGCAGGTGCTCCAAACTCGGCCGGCATGTTTTCTATTACCGATTTGTAGTCATTAAGTGTAACCGCCCTATCTTGTGCTGAGAAGTTATATGCGATCATATTTCTTAACTCTTCTATGGTTGGTTGATCTGCACCACCAACAGCCGGAGTTACGTTTGTTACTGAAAGCGAATTAACTACTTGTGTATTATAGTCGTTTCTAGGACCATTAACTGTAAATTCAACATTATCTACCCCAGTAATAACATTCACCCCTAGATTCGTATCTTTACCGCCACCAACACGATATTTGATGAATAATGTTGTATTTGATTTAGGTATTGCACCTAATGATGTGTTATTTAAAAATGATGCTAAATTAACACGTAACTGATTTGTCATGTAATTGTCCAAATTGTCTAATGGATTAACATTACCTGAACCAAATGTTAACGAGAAATATCCTTGTGGCGTGTATTCTGTTACGAATTTATTATCAACTGAAATATATTTTCCTGATTTAAAATTTGCTCTATCTGATGATCCTGTTGGGTCTGGTACAAAAACTCTATCTTGAATCATTGTTTTCACCTCGTACCATTTACTAGTAGTTGCACTAAATTCTGCTGATGTTGGGTTACTACCAAACGTAGTTCCTTCTTTATGAATGACTGAGGTAACACCTAGTACGTTTTGTTCTGGAAGATAAATCTTGAAGAAAGGTTTTTGATCTAAGTCTGTTATTGTCTTTCTGTAAATTTTTGTTGTTCCGTTGATAACCGCCTCTCTTTTTGTTATTGTATAAGATTGTGGTGTTCCATTAGCGTCAAAATTAGGTATTTTAAGTCTATTAGGTTCTCCTTTACTATTGAATGGGTCTGAAAAATCAATGTCTTCCATTGTTTCAAATGTTTGACCTCCACCGGAAACTTGTGCTCCCGATTTTAAAATACCCAAATATCTGTAATCTTCTTTGTCACCTGAAACAGGAACATTTATTGAGAAGTCACATAAAGCAACAGATGGTTTGTTTCCCGGTATTTTAATACCATATGTTTTAGCAATATGATATAATGATTGTCTTTGTTGTGCAAAGTCCAACATTGTTTCTTGCCAAACTCTATCAATATGAAATTGTAAGTTATCTGCAACCGCAGCATTCATATCCAATAAAACTGAAAATATGGATGCGTCGTTCGTATTATTAATTAATTCTGGGTAGTATTGTTGGGTAAGTGTAACTAATTCACTTCTTAAACCAGCGAAATCTCTAACCGCGTATGATATTTTCTTAGCCATATTATATGTTTAAAATTACAAAATCAGATGTTGAGAAGGCCCCTGAATTAACCGTATAACTTATTTTAACGACAGCCGTGTAAGGTTTATTTGCTTGATCTGAAACTCTAAATAATCTATTATCTTCCTCTTCTGAAATCGAAACCATGCCATCAGTATCATCTTCCGCTGAAACAACTTCAATGTTTGTGATATCTAAATTTGGAATGTATTTTGAAACGGTGTCTCTTATTTCCCCCTCGATCAAACCAAAAGTTACTAAGTCATTTTGATCAAAAATGAATTGATATAAACGTGTTCCAAAATCAGGTAAGAAATATCTACTACCTTTTTTGGTTAATAACAAATGAATTAAATCAGCTCTTATTTCTCGTTCAGGTGTGCCAGTCATCGCAAGATATTTACCTTGGACACTATTTCTAAACGGAAAATCTATACCGTATGTTGTTGCCATATTACATAAATATAAACATTAGTAAAATGGTAATAAATAAAAAATCCAGCCGAAGCTGGATTTAATATAGTGTTCTGATATTCACCCCCTGTATTCTCAAAACCTGGGAGCCCAAGGTACGCCTTGTCGACAGTCATACTTTGAGGGAGTCTCCCATTATTTTTATGAACCGCAACCCTCACATTCAAATGGAGAATCTGCTGGTTTAACCATTGCAACTTCTGGCATTTCTTCACTAATAATTGAATTACTAGTTGGTGTTGCTAACGTTGCTGTTGGTTGTGGTTCGTTTGGTTTAACTGATGAGGTATCGATTCCTAAACCTTTAAGTGCATCTACCGCAGCTCTAGTTCTTAGGTAATACATACCGGTTTTCAATCCTAATTTCCAACCATATAAATGTGCGGCTAATAGTTTAGGCTTAGTTGCATTATCAATGAATAAGTTCAATGATTGCGATTGGTCAATAAACACACTTCTATTTGCCGCCATTTGTAAAATTCTCTTTTGAGACATTTCCCAAACAGTCTTATAAACTTCTTTTAATTGTGTTGGTAATTCTGGAATGTTTTGAACTGAGCCATTTTCCATGATTAGTTTATTTTTAATTCCTTCGTTCCACATACCTAATTTCAATAAGTCATTAATTAAGTGTTTGTTAATCACAATGAATTCGCCACCCAATGTTCTACGTGAATATAAGTTTGTTGTAAATGGTTCAAACGCTTCGTTGTTACCCAATATTTGTGCAGTTGATGCTGTTGGCATCGGAGCAATTAATAATGAGTTTCTTACACCAGTTTTAACAACTTCTTTTCTTAATGATTTCCAATCCCAACGACCTGATAAATCTGCATCAGTTTTACCCCACATCTCGAATTGAAAAATACCTTTTTCGATTGGTGATCCGGCAATTGATTCATACGCACCTTGCTCTTTTGCTAAATCTTTTGAAGATGTAACGGCAGCAAAATAAATTGTTTCAAATATATCTGTTTGTAATGTGTCAGCTTCGTCTGATTCAAATGGTAATCCTAATAAACAGAACACATCAGCTAAACCTTGAACACCTAAACCAATAGGTCTATGTTTGAAGTTTGAGTTTTTAGTTTCCTCTGTTGGATAGAAGTTTAAATCAATTACGTTATTTAAGTTTCTTACAACTTGATATGTTTTAGCATATAATAACTCATGATTAAACACGCCGTTCTCAACATACTTTGGTAATGCAATTGATGCTAAGTTACAAACCGCTTGTTCGGTTGGGGAGCTATATTCAATAATCTCAGTACATAAGTTAGATGACTTAATTGTACCTAAATTCTTTTGATTTGATTTATAGTTTGCAGCATCTTTATACAACATATATGGAGTACCTGTCTCAATTTGTGCCGTTAAGATTGCATCCATCAATTTTCTAGCTTTGATCGTTTTTCTAGCTAATCCTTGTTCTTCATATGATTCATACAAACGGGTGAAGGCTTTATCCTCTGGGCTATCATATGCGTCAGATAATCCAGGAGCTTCGTCTGGTGAGAATAGTGACCAATCACCATCAGACTCAACACGTTGCATAAATAAATCCGGTGTCCACATAGCTAAGAATAAATCTCTTGCACGCATTTCTTCTTTACCGTGATTCTTACGTAGATCAATAAATTCCATAACATCTGCGTGCCATGGTTCTAAATAAACAGCAAAAGAACCTTTTCTCTTACCACCTTGATTAATCCAACGAGCAACTTCATTATAAGTTTTCATCATAGGTAATAAACCGTCCGATAAACCACCAGTTCCTTTAATGTAAGAACCCTTTGCTCTAACATCATGAACGTGTAATCCAATTCCACCAGCCCATTTAGAAATGTTAGCCACATCTTTAATTGTGTCAAACAATCCATTGATGTCATCACCTTTGTTACCAATTAAAAAACAAGATGACATTTGTGGTCTGCGAGTACCGGCATTAAATAATGTTGGTGTTGCGTGTGTGTAAGAGTGTTGTGATAAATCTTCATAAATCTGAACCGCCATTTCAACGTCACCATTACAAATACCGGCAGCAACTCTCATGTACATGTATTGTGGCCTTTCAACAATACGTTCCCCGATTTTCAAAAGATAAGAACGTTCTAATGTTCTTATACCAAAATAATCAAAATCTAGATCACGATCAATTACGATTGCGCTATCTAATGCTTCTTTGTTTGCCATTACAAACTCATAAACCTTATCATCAATTAATGATGATTCCTTTCCTGTTTTTGGTTCAACAAACGAATATAATTCCTTAACACATTGAGAGAATTTCTTATGTGTTGTTTTATGTAAATTTGAAACGGCTATTCTACCAGCTAATTTAGCATAATCAGGATGGGTTGTGGTCATTGATGCAGCAGTCTCAGCAGCTAACACATCTAACTCCGTTGTTGAAATTCCATCATAAATCCCCTGTGTTACTTTTAATGTAACATAGGTCGGATCAATATATTCTAAATTTAAATCACCACATAAAGCGCTTATTCTTCTAGTGATTTTGTCATATCTCATTTCCTCTAAGGAAC